TTTCGCCACTGTCGTCATCTTCCATGACCGACAGCCGGCAATGTATTTCGTAGATGTGCGCTGCCTTGCCTGCCATGCGCACCTGATCGCACCTACTGAGGCTGATGATGAATTTATTCGAGAGTGATACCAAGAAGGCTGCTCGACGGGCCTACCGAGACGGTCAGCGGGACTTCAAGGCACGAGCTGCATCCATGCTGGCGACCTACGCCGCCACCTATCCCGGTGACAGCGTGGTCTGCGACGAACTATGGGGCGCAGTGATGCGCCTTCAGGACATGGAAGTCAAGGACAGTGCCTGACTGCTTCTGGTGCGGATCCCCTCTCAATGCAGAGGGGGTCTGCACCAGTTGTGCATCCTCAGTCCTCATCCCATTCCCAGATATCAAAAGGTTCCTCGCGCAACATCACAATGATGCTACCGGCAACCCATCCGACACACAGCCCGGCGATAGCAACGGCTGATCCGATAATCCAGGGCCACATCACGCGCTCCTGACCTTGTTGAACCATGGAAGTTCACCCCCGAGCCGGTCACACAAACGCTCCAGGGCGCGGCGCTCACGCCGCTGTACTGTCTTCTCGCTCACCTCAAGGGTGGCGGCGAGTACCTGATGGGTGACCCCACCGTCCTCGTACAGATCCCGCAGTAGGGACTGATCCGATTCAGACAACTTGCCAAAGGCAAAGGACACATCGCACAAGGTGGCGAGCCTGTTGTTGCCCTCAGACGGGCGAGATACGCCCGATACCTTGTCAGTCATGTCCGAGGATCCGCTATTGAGCCAGTCCTCAGGGTCGAAGATGTCGGGGAGGATCTCCTTGATCATGGCCGGGGTGTAGTAGGCGACATCACCACGCTCAAGCTGGTACACCCGGCGTCGTTCCTTGGCGATCCTCGACAGGCATGCCTGCTTAACGCTGAAACGCAGCAGATTCTCCCCGTACTTGCCCTTCTCCCGCCACGCTTCCACCTTCTTGTCGTGCTCCAGCGCCCACAGCACGCCGTCGTTGATCAGATCAGACAGAGGAATGAATCCCCTCTGCGCTGAGTGTGCGTTCGTCGCCCCCTGAGTGATGATCTGAATCTCACGGTCACTCAGTTCCATCGGTATTGGACTCCTTCTACGACGAATGACTTCTTCTCAATAGGGATGGGGCAGGGGGTGACGGTCTGACCGTCGACGTACAAGATTCCGAAGCCCTGCTGCCAGTTGTGCGTCTTGGCATAGGTGGCCTTCTTCATGTCCATGAGATTGCCCACCTCAAACCCGTACAGGGTGCGCGTAGCCTTGCCATTCACGCTCTGCGTATAGGGCTGCAAGCCCAAGCGATGTGTGTGCCCACACAGAACCGACAGGCCGACCTTCTTACTAAGCCCTTGCCCAGTCTGGCCGGCAATCTGGCTGACGCCTGCCTCGTCACCGTGCATGATGGCCCAGCCGGGAGCCGCAGTCGTGAACGCCTGCTCATGGAACTCAATACCCAACTCTGGGAGTCGGAGAAAGTTCTTCAACTCGATCTCAGGCAGGCCGAGCAGACCGGGAAGCCTGCGCATGATCTGGTTGTACAAGCGGTCGGTGTGGTTGGAACGGATGACATGCTGCACCTGGAGATCCCGAAGCACCTGCACGGTGGCATCACGGTCCTTGCCGATGGACCGCTCCCACTCCAGGGCTGTGCCCTGGGACCAGCGGCTGATGGTCTGCATGTCCATCTCATCACCGACTGTGACCACGATGTCCTCGTCGGTCTTGATGTCGCTGATGCACTGTGCGACGGCATCGACTGCGCGTCTGTCGTGGAAGGGAACTTGAAGATCGCTGATGGCTATCACTCGGCGCATAACTACTGGCCCTCTCAGGTATCGGTCGCGCTCTTGACTGTCAATGCGGCTACGCCGTGATCAAAGAAGACGGCATAAGATCCCTCTCCATCGGAGAGGAAGACGAATCCGTTGTTGTGCAGGTGTTGGGCGATCTTGACGATGCTCACCTGCTGGAGCTGGATGATGGATCCGCTCATCAGGTGCACGTTGACCATCGGGTCGACCATGTCCCCGGCATCGGGGAAGTCAGCGAGGTTCACGCCTTCACCCCAGGCCACTGACCTCGCAGGACGAGGATGGCAATGGCTGCGTAGTTGAGCAGATCCATGAACGTGTCCTCAAGGGACTCATGGTTCGGTGTCTCATCACTGGACACCAGATGCACAGCCCGAGCCTGCTTGTCGTGCATCCTTACGAGCAGGCCGAACAGGGGACCGAAGGGTGCATTGGCAATGTTCTTCGGCCCGTAGTCATTGTGCTTCGACAGAAGCAGAGCCTCGGCCTCGTCATAGACCTGGGCCAGAGAAAACGCTATCGCTGAGGAGGGGGAACCCACACCGTCAGCTCGAACTTCTTCTTGTCGATACCAGTGACCTTCAACCCAAGACTTTGGATCATCTCGATCAGCTTTTGCCAATCGTCCTGTCGCACTAGACACCACATCTCCTTCGAATACCCTCAGCACCCTCGCTGAGGTAGGTACTGTTGACATCCATGCCATCTGGCATCTGGATTACGGTCACCTGCTCCACGGCAGTGGCGATCTTCTTGCCCATCTCACGACCTGGCTGATCGCCGTCAGCAAGCACGAGCACCCGCTGGTAGTCACCGAAAGCCCGTGAGTAGTACGGCTTCCAGGCATTCACGCCGGCAAGGCCCACGGCAGGGATGCCGCACATGTTGGTGACAATGGTGTCCATCTCGCCTTCGCAGATGGCGATGACATCGGAGGGGACAGTAAAGGCCAGGGGGTTATAGAGCATCAGCTCTGCACCGATTCGGCCTAGGTACTTCGGGGTGACATCGTCGGAGATGGATCGGAAGCGGATGTCCACCACACCTGAGGTCGTGAGGTAGGGGATGGAGATCCGATTGGCATACTGCTCATGCCCGACAGCGGCATTGGACTCAGTGACGTACCCGAGCAGATGAGCCTCGGCTGCTGCTTTGGTAATTCCTCGTGCTGCCAGATACGCCGACGCCTCTTCCACGCTCTCGTGGTACGTCTGCGCTGCTGCCGCCAGTGATTCCTTCAAGGATTCGGAAAGCATCCTTCCATTCACCTCCCTCGATGTGCTTGACCAGAGCGACAACGTCGCCCTTGAACTGGCATGACATACAGGCAACCCCGCCCGTGGAGTTGTTCACCCGACAGGAAGGACGCCTGTCCTCGTGCAGGCCGCACGAGATCGTCTGCCATCCCGACTTGGCTGAGGGCAGCTTCCATTGGTAGTGCTGCAATACTTTCCATAAGTCACCGTGCTTGTAGGTGTAGGCAGAGCGCGGCAAAGTCATCAGCCTCCATGACGATGTAGGTCTTCGAGATCGGCTGCATGCGCCGCTTCACAGCGGCGACACCGATGACCAGGGCAGGGGCATCGGGATCATGCACATGTCGTGATTCCCAGTTCAGCGCCTCGGCCTTGGCCTCGGCCATGTAGCCCGAGAGGTTCATGGCCTTCTCGTTTTTCGCTTCAATGACGAAGGCGACATCGGCTGCACGCAGCAGGACATCTCCCTCGTCGTCCTTACCTCGGCGCACCAGGCGCATGACCTTGAGCAGGAGCCCCGAGAAGAAGGACTCCAGGTCGATCTCGAAGGCAGCGCCCTTGCGCTTGTTCGCTTTCGCTCGCTTGGACTGGTCTGTCATGTCAGCATCGCCTCAAGTAATTGAGAACCAATGTGCTGCGTGTAGGTAGGAGGGAACCCTTCCTTCAACTCGTTCCAACTGATGTCACGACTCACTCCCATCACCTCCCGACCATGCTCCACGTTTCGGGCAGTGCGACCACCCTTAGGAATCGAATCAGCGGGAACGTGATAAACACCCCACGGCCTGCCCTGCTCCTTGTGCCGACAGCCAGATCCCTCCAGGGGAACGTTGCCCAGAAATAGGCGGTGCCTGCGAACACCCAAGCCATAGGCACTGCCGCACTCCACGGCAGCACCTTCCATGCCAGGGGCACCGGGCACGTTTTCCACTACCCATAGCAAGTCGTACTTGCGTAGCTCGGCCAACGTTGGGGTGAGCAGGTCATCGTACTTAGCCTTGCCGCCTTGGGCCTTCCGCAAATGCTTCGCCCTGGTGTGTGCCTGACATGGGGGAGAGGCGTGAATAGCATCAAACTGCTTCAAGTAGTCGATGTCCCTAAGTACCTCAAGTGCGTCCTGCTGTTCGAACTTGTAAGGATAGTTGGGTTGCAGGTTGATATCGACACCCACAATGTCGGTAAAGCCTGCCGCCCGGTAGCCATCTGATGCCATACCGGCACCGCAATACAAATCAAGAAGACTTGCCATGCAGCTCCACCCCGCAGTCACAGCACACTAAGTTCTCGTCACCCTCGAACGTCATCAGGCGCACGCAACCGTCATGCCGGCACTCGCTCACAGGTTCACATCCTTGATCTGCATGGTGGCCGGGTTGTACTCCATCCACATCGCTGTCTTTCCTGATGGATCAGCAGGGCCATAGCGGTTCTTGACGCTGGCGATAGCCATGTAGCCATCCGAAGGTGCAGCGATAGTGCAGATGAGCGAGGGAATCTGGGCGATCTTGCCGTGCAAGGCTGCACGGGGTGGACATGGATCACCGGTGTAGGACTCTGAGGTGTGATGCAAGACCAGGCAGGCTGCGCCTGTATCCCGAGCCCACCACTTCAGCTCACGCATCAGTGAGCGCAATGAAGAAAACTCATCACCGGAGTCGTGGGTGACATCGATGGCGTTGTCCACCACGAGGAGTTTCATGTTCTCCCCGTGGATCTCCCGGTACAGGCTGATCTCGTCAGCGAGATCCTGCATAGAAGGGGAGGAGTCGAACATCCAGGTGATGTGGCCGGCATTCGCGGCCAGGATCTGCGAGGCCCAACTGGGATCTGCCTGGATGCGCTGCTCCACCTCCACCTGATTGAGCCCGGTGAGCATGGCTGTCGTGCGTAGGGCCATGGTGGCTTCATGGGTATCCATGGAGGCATACAGCGTGGGCACTCCTGCCATGACAGCGATGCTCAAGGCCAGCGTTGACTTGCCTGCTCCTGGTGGTCCGGCGATCATCGTCACCTCCCCTCGGCGTATGGACACTTGGTAGTCAGCCCAGGATCGGAACGGCACAGGGATGACTGCACCGTTCCGATCGAGCTGGGTGACTGCACGGTCTAGTCGTCTCATCGACTAGCCGGGGAAGTTGTTCCACTCAGGGGTGTTCTTCTGGATCCAGATCGGATCGCACTTCTGTGCTCCCTGCGGGGCGTTACACATCCACGCCTTCCAGGGGCCTTTGGCTCCGACCTTGGCAACGGCGTTGCGAGGACCGTGAGCGCACGAGGGAGTCGCGGCAGACTGGAACGCAGTAGGGGCTGCCGGGGGAGTGGCAGGTGCTGCGTTCCAGCCGCCGTTATCAACAGCAACAGCAGGAGGCGGTGCTGGCTGCTGAGCCTGGGGTGCCGTCAAAGGCTGGGCATTGAGAGCGGCGATGATCAACTGGAAAGACTCGAACAGAGTCGGTGCGCCTTCGGCCAGTTCAGCCCAGCGCAGTTGGTAGTCGCTGAAAGTGTCTCCTCCTGCGGTGAGCAGGATCTTGTGACCCATGATCTCCACGGGAAGGGTGGCGCGGAACGGTGCTTCAGTGCTGGACATGATCTATGCCTCCTGGTGTGCGGTGTTAGTATTGATGGGCGAAAAACGGGCGTCCTTGTGATAGACGTAGCAATGCTCCTTGACCCCGCATCCGCTGCAAGCCCAGGAGATGTGCGGCAGGAAGATGTTGTTCTTGATGCCGGCGTAAGTGGTGGCAACCCAGTAGTCCACGACCTCATCGGTGTATACCGACAGGTCTTCGATGCCGGACAAGGTGCCCTCACGGGCCATCCAGTAGGCACCGTACTGAGCATCAATGCCATAGGCAGCCTTGAGTGCCCGACGATAGAAGCCGAGCTGCATGGAGTTCGGCGTGGTCTTGCCGGACTTCAGGTCCACGATGAGTACCTCGCCGGTACTGGCATCCACGAAGACCCGGTCGATGTAGCCCTTGAGGTCGACCGAATCCTCACCGGCCTGAACCTCGGCTACCACGGCCAACTCGATGGCCGGCTGACCGTCGTCCATGGTGAGCACATGCAGGTTGGGATTGTTCTGTCGCCAGGTGATCCACGAGGCTACGAACGCAGGCCCGTTCTGCTGCCACCACAGGTCATTCTCGGCACCGGGGTTGGCCTTGGTGGGCTTGCCTCCGGTACGCACAG